CAATCATCTTGTAGTAACCAGCCTGCTGCTCAGAAGAGAGGGTAAGCTGATTCCAGATGTGCATCCAGTCACCATATTGGCGGTCAATTCTCTGGCCTCCAATCTCGACCTCAACCTGGGCAATGAGCTGCTCACCGGGGTAATCCAACCAACGGGCATACACATTGGAGCCAGATGCAGCCATGGTCTGGTTAATCTCAGGGAGAGTAACCTGGACATAGGTGCGGTAGGCAAGATCTCCATTTCTGGAGATGGTGCAACTAACACGGCGACCGAAATCGGCCTGGCCGTTGAAAGTCTGCTCGATGGACTCCATCGCAAAGTTGGTGTGGCGTCTGTAAGACACCTTCCAGAAAGTAATCTCGGGGTTTCCTGTAAGGAAAACGTCTTGGGCGCCGTAGGCGACTAATTGCATAAGTGCTCCTCCCATTTTTTTATATAATCTAAAAATATAATTTCTCCTAAATCTGAGCGTATAAACCATTTTTATCACGATTTTCTCTACATTTAAAGGAAACCTACGAATTTATTTTACTAATTCCCTTACATGAACATAGATGGTAAAGTATGTTAAATAAGTTACTTTGTGTAGTGAAAGAGAATCCATGTTTCACCCCTGATGCGACATTTAGGGAACAAAAAATATGTAATTTAATTTTAAATATGCCGACAATTTGCAAAAAAGACACTTGCAGAAATCCGGCAGTTTATGGATTTTGTTTTAGGAAACCGCTTTTTTGTTCCGACCATAGAGAAGATGGCTCAAAGAATACGAGGAGTTTGGAACCTGGATTACTAACCAGTTCTGGAGAGAAAGTTTGTGCAAGTTGTTCTAAAAATAAATTGTTGCCAAGGTTCAAAGGGTATTGCAAACATTGTTACATAAAATTATATCCATTGGACCCGCTTTCTCTGCAGACTGTCTATAAATCGAAGGACATTGTTATTCAAAAATTCATAGATTCCAAGTTTGATGGATTTGTGCACGGACCTAATACTAGTTGGATTCTAATCAATGGAATTGTTCTAAAAATTATTTTTGGAGAAGAAGATGATGATTCAAATAATGAAAAAAACATAGTTATTAAGTTTAACCCCAATAAATATGAGAATGGCAAGAACCCAATGTTGTACACTAGATTGCCAGATTTGGAAAAAGAGATTTCAAGACAATTTGAGAGAATTATGAATAGGGAAACCTACGGTTATTCAGCGAAGCTTACGCCCTATGACCCCTTCCCTTTAATGTGAGCCTCTGAGCGAAGCGATGTATATAGGAAGGTTCAAAAGGCGGAAGCGAAGCTGAACCGTAGGTTTCCTTTAAAGTGATGAATTCTCTGCAATGAATTTCTCTAAATAGTCTTCCATAAAAACTTCTCTTTTTCCGTCGTGGGATTTTTGGAATATGTATTTGCCTTCGCGTTTCTTCACATTCCACCCTTTCTCTACACAATTGAATATAAAAAGCATTTTGTGAAATGACTTTGCATCAATGTCAGATGTATCAACTTTGGTTCGAATCATTGTTAAAATATAGTCTCACATAATTTTTTTATTCTAAACTCATATTGGTTTCCAACATTGATGGTGCGTAACGCGACGCAATGCTATAATTTGAAATATAGACAAATATCGCTGCAAATATGGATAGACTGTGGAAAATCTCGTGATAACCAAACACATTGGGGTCCAAAAAAGCTGGCGCCGGTTTCAAAGAGAAAAACATAGTGCCTGCGATCTGAAAGCCATACACACACCACATATATATCCATTCTTCCGTCGTCATATGAAGAAAACAAGTGTCTGAATAAAGAAGTAATATAGCTGGAACAGCGGATGATAAGAGAAGCATTGGTTTGGAAATATAGATTGAATACAAATTACAGACACACATAAAACCACATAAACAAATAAATTGGAATCCATATGGCTCTGGAAATAGCAAAAATGCAATTGGAAACATCATTCCAAAACACCACATTGAAATTGAGGCATGGTCCAGTTTCTGTAATATAATTTCAACATCACTCGGCCAGTCAAATACGTGATATATTGCGCTAATTCCAAAACATAGGAAATTGGTGAATAAACTTATAAAGGCAATGAAAAAAGAATATGAATTCTCAATTCCATTGTATAAAAACCAAAATGCAATGGGAAATAATATGAGTGAGTATAAATGTATTTTACCACGGAAAACAGGTTTGTGTCTATTTTCACAATATAAGGGCTCGTCTTGGAATAGCCGCGAGTCCATAGTCTAGGTCTATAACCAACATTTATTTATATTGTTTTTTTTACATAATTATTATTAGCATAATATAAGTCAGTTTTTTATAAAAATCCAATTAAGTTACAAATCTTATTGGTTTATCCAAATAATATAAAATCTACCATTCTATATTATTTAGGAAATGACAGACCCAATTTTGAAAGAAGACGCATCTCGTTACGTGATGTTCCCAATTCAAGACGAGGACATCTGGAAGATGTACAAGAAGCAGGTAGATTGTTTTTGGCGCGTTGAGGAAATTGATTTGTCCAAGGATTTAAGTGATTGGGCAAAGCTTTCTGAAGACGAACAGTATTTTATTTCAATGGTTCTAGCGTTTTTTGCGGCCAGTGATGGAATTGTTATGGAGAATTTGGCGACCCGATTTATGGCCGATGTCCAGCTCTCTGAAGCCCGTGCTTTTTATGGGTTCCAGATTGCAATGGAAAACATCCATTCCGAAATGTATAGTGTGCTCATTGAAACCTACATTAAAGACAAGGCACAAAAACACAAGTTGTTCAATGCAATTGAGACGTGTCCTTCCATCAAGAAGAAGGCGGACTGGGCTAGGCGGTGGATTGGATACGAAGCCAGTGCGGAAACCTTTCCCACGCGACTTGTTGCGTTTGCCTGTGTGGAAGGCATTTTCTTCAGCAGTAGTTTCGCCGCTATTTACTGGATTAAGAAACGTGGAATCATGCCTGGATTAACTCTTTCCAACGAGTTTATTAGTAGAGATGAGGCGCTTCATACCGAGTTTGCTATTCTTCTTTATACTAAACTGCATAATAAAATAGATAAATCTAAGATTGTGGAAATTGTGAGAGAAGCAGTGGAAATTGAAAAGGAATTTATTACGGAATCGTTGCCGTGCCGGTTAATCGGGATGAATGCTAAATTGATGACCCAGTATATCGAGTTTGTGGGCGACCGTCTTTGTTTACAAGTGGGAATTGATAAGATTTATGGGAGTGCAAACCCTTTTGATTTTATGGAACTCATTAGTTTGGAAAGCAAATCCAATTTTTTTGAACGCACTGTATCCGAGTATGCGATGGCAAACAAAGAGGTTGCTGAAAACGTGTTTGACCTTGTGTGCGAGTTCTAAGTAGGGGAACTACGTTCCCCTTAGACCCCTCCTTTACTATAAATTGTTTTTGATTATACGGATATAAATCGTTTTTGATGATTGAAAAAAAATCTTACAAAATTGAAATTTTTATTATCTGCAACACAGATAATAAAAAAAATATAAAATGACCGCCAAATACACCGAATCGCAAATCACCGAATTGAGGCAATATGCCGAATTTTATGATTTATCATCAATAAACGAAGCAATTAATTACTGCACCAAATGCCACTTTTGTGGAAAAAAATGCAACATGAGCATTCACATACGCTCTCATACTTATTGCAAAAAGCATTGTGCCGACCTGAGCGAAGATTTTAATTACTGTTGTTTTAGAGGTGAATCGTGCAAAATATGCAATAACTACTCCATCTGTAAGGGCAAACTGATAAGTGCTGGATATACAATTGACCAATGCAATAAATCCCTTTCTTCGCAAAAGGAATTTACATACAAACTCAAAAGTAACAATTCTGCTGTAACTTTTGAAACCAAAATCTTGTCAAAAACAATTTTCACTGGAAAACTAGCAACCATTTCACATATTGTCAAATACAAGTCGAGCACATTTATTGCTCAACTTAATTATGATGACAAAGAAGACATTGTGGAGGATGACTACATTAATAGCAATGTCTATAACATTTCCATAAAGGATTTGGGTGAAGTGTTAATGTCATACACAGAAATTCATAATAAAGATTTATATTCAAAAGAAGAAATAGAAGAAATAGAACACAGTATTTTAGAAACAAATGGTTGGAAACAAAAGCTCGACACCTACTACGAAATTTTCGATGGTTTTTCGTTGGAACCTGTTCGAAAATATTCAGAAGTTGTGAAATCGTCGTCTTGCTAATCCAAATATTTATCAAATAATTTTTTAAAATTTTTTATTGATTTCTTTTGGTCTCCTAATTCCAAATTGAATTCCGTAATGTCCATATTCACCACATTCAAATTTTTCATAATTTTGTCAACAATGGGTTTTATGGCTTTTGTATGAACGCCGTTTGGTGCAGTCGTCCCTGTGCTCGACATTTCTTCTGGGTCCAACCCATCAACGTCAAACGAAAAATGGACTGGGTCTTTTCCTACAAAATCTTTGATTTTTGCGTAGGTTTGTGAAGGTTTCTCATTGATTTCTTTACACCGAATAAACTTGATTTTCTTCTCTTTCAAAACTAGTTTCTCTCCATTGTCCAAATCGCGGATGCCTAAATAAAGAATGTTTTCAAATTTGAGGTCGGGAACAGTATACAAAAATGGAAACATGTCATAATCACTGTCTAAACCAGTGAGAAACGAGAGAGGCATTCCATGGTAATTTCCACTGGGTGATGTTTTGCGGGTATTGATGTCGCCATGGGCGTCAAACCAGATGACCTTGAGTGCAGAACCGTGTTTTTCCAACGATGCACCAATGGTTGCAATGGCCATGGAGTGGTCACCGCCAATATTGATGGTGGTTTTTTTGCATTGTACATTTGCGTTAAACAATTTGTGCAGATTTTCAGAAAGCAGTTTGGTTCTTGGTTCTACATTGATATTTCTGGTTTTTATAAGGGTGCCACGATTACCAAATAATTTGTATAAATATTTGCAGGTGAGGTCGAGACCGGGTTTCTTTTGACCCATTAAACTTGGAAAATATATACGATGCATTCGTTTCTTATATATTTTACACAATAAAAAGTAATAATATTTTTATTTCCTAGATTTTCTGTTTTTCCTAGATTTTCTGTTTTTCCTAGATTTCCTCTTCTTAGATTTTTTGCCGCCGGGTGCTATGTAGGGATCCGTTAAGCGTTCTATGTTGGGATCCGTTAAGTGTTCTAACGCTAGAATAATTTCATCCTCCTCCTTACCAGAAAGACTATTTAGTATTCCTTCAACTACATCATTATTTTTCTCTTTAATAAGCCATAACTTATTGATTAAACTAATAACTACTTCATTATTGCTAAAAATTTTTATGTTTTCGCTCATATCGTCCATACTCATTATAATATATAAATTATATAGATATATAAAAATAAGGAATTTATAATATTTTTTTATTTTTTTATTATTTCAGTTTTCAACTTTTCCAAATAAAGAATTGCATCCATATGTTCTTCTTGGGCGTGCTGAATCCAATCCAGAATAGATAAATCATCACGGTCCAATGTTGTTCCGTATTTTTGTAGTCCGACGTTAGAACGACCAATGAAAGCACTTATAACACTGTTTACAATGGAGTCTGCACAATATGAATTGTTTACAGTCTGTGAAAATTTATCTTGTAAAGATTTATCTTCCTGTTGTAAAGATTTATCTTCCTGTTGTGAAGATTTATCTCCCTGAAGGAGGGGGTTTGGGGGAACCATGGGTTCTCCCAAGATTTGCGGAACAATCGCAATCTTCTGGTCCTGCGACAAATCACTATATCCTTCCTTCTGATACCCCAAATAATGATTGAACATATACCACTGCGACGACGGCATAATGGTTTTCCACAAAATATCATTCTGGTAAACCCAGTGTTGTTTGGTTGAATACAAGTTCTCTACATTGGACTTGAATAGGGTGCTGAGTTCCAACATCATTGACCGATTCACTAAATATCCTGCGCCATTGCCCGACGACGAGATTCGTGAAATCAATTGGTTTGTCGGCTCAGAAACAACCGCGGCACATGTGGTAAGCATTACTACATCCCATGGAATATTCAATTCGAAGAAGGCCTTGATATCCGCGTGGATTTTTTGTATATCATCGATGAAAACAAAGTCGTCTTCCAATATCAAAACATTTTGCAAATCCATGTCGTAGGCCATTTCCAACACATTTGCGTGGCTGAGTAAACACCCTGAATTGGGACATCCATTGTAAGAAGATGCTGGAAACCGGATGATTTTGTCCTTGGGAAAACCGATGCGGTCAAATTCTTGCAATAAAGCCGACCTCCGGTCGGCGCGGGCGTCCATATTGATATATATGATTTTCTCCATTACTAATTATTAATTACTAATGGATTGTTTTTAATTCATTTTTGCAAAACGAAAAAGACTGATTGGATTTTTGTATTCCGACATTTCTACAACATTAAACCATAATTGATTCGTATTATTTAAATACTCATCCTTGAATCTATGTAATGTATATTGTATGGGAGAAACTTTTAACGAATCAAAGTAATAAATATGGCTATCATCTTTATATCTACAAATAGCTACCCAATGGTTACGACCACCTTCATTAACAATCATTTTAAATTCTTTTGAATTAATAATTTCATGTTTTTCTTTATTTGCCTCGGTCATTTTATATTTAACTAAACAAAGTGCTGACATTAAAAGTGGTGTGTCATAATTTTCACTATCTAAACATTCGAAATATTTTTTTGCTATAGAATTATTCATTGTATAACACAAACTTTGTAAATCAATTGGCTCAGATTTAGGTTCAATAGTTAAGTCCATAGGTGTTTTATTATCTTTTGAAAATGTAAAACATTCTCTACCTAACAAATTGTTCAATGCATGTCGCCCACATGACAATGTGTCCCGTTGGCTTTCAAAATATTTCCTAGAAACAATTGCGGTTTTTATTTCGTTAATCACTTTTTTAATTGATGGTAGTAAAGATTGACCCTGCATATTTTCATTATTTTCTTTTTCTTCTTCTTTTTTACTCAGCATTTCTAGTAATTGTTCAATAGTTTTATCTTTATAAGTATTAATTATTTTTTGTCTTTTTTCTTTTTCTTCTTGTTGTCTTTTCTCTTCTAATGATGTCAGATATTTTACATATTCTTGGTCTATTAAATCGCATTTATTTTCTTCTTCTTCAAATAAAATACTATTAAAAAAAATGTCTGATGAACTTGATGTAAACCAATCTTTTATTTTTGCATCAAGGATTGGGCAATGAACGTTAAAAAAACATAATTTGATTATATATTTAAAATTGTTAATACCTGTATCAGGTGTATTTAATAAATAATTGAACATATCTGTATTGGATTTTAAATTATCAATAGCCCAATCAAGAATTATGTCATTGTCTTTATTTAATTCTTTTAATTCTTTTAATTTTGTAGTTACATATAGTAATTTAATTTCTTCAATAATATTATCATCATTATCATAATTTATTTCACGATAATAATTTAAACAGTTTTCTAAAAACCATTCTTTATATTGTATGCGGTCATCTATTGTACTCAAAATATCTTTGCACAATGCTTTAATAATTTCATCATTCGTGTCATCTTTTAATTTAAACAAATTATCCAATGAAAACAAATGTCTTTTTGCCCATGAATATATGCTTTTTGTATCTGAACAGTATCTATCATTTTCTGTGCAAATTTTATCTAAACGACTCTGTAATATTTGGTCGTCTTCGACTTGAGGTTGAACTTGAGGATCTTGAGGTTTAACTTGAGGTTTTGGAATTTTACTTATTCTTATTTTTACACAATCTTTGTAATTAACTTTGTCTTTTTTACAATTTTCAATTATTGTAGGGTTAAAATCTAATAAATCAATACCGTTTTTTAATTGGTCAGGTGTATATTCTTTTAATAAATCTGCACATACCAAATATTTTATGTTTTTTTCGTCTATAAAAATAGTTTCAAATTGATAATCTTTCACATCAAACAATATTTTTGTGTCACCAATAATCGTAGCACCTGCAATTTCAATTGTATCATCACCACCTGCAAATGAATAAAATTTTATAACAGGTTTTATAGCAACATATGCTTTAAAATTTTCAAAAAAATCTTTGTCATCAAGTGGCAAACCCATCAACAAATCATAAACATTTACACGCCCCCCACCTCTAAACTTTCGTTTTGTGTTTTTCCTATATATTTTTTGTCGTTTTTTTGTCTCTTTTCTTTTTATTTGTCGTTTTTTCGTTTTTTTCTTGTAAACCATTTTATATAATTACTGGCCAAAATCTTTTGTAAAATCGTCATTTAACAATAATTGGGAAACGCATCAATATCAATGCATCTGTCGGGATTCACGCTTACGGTCGCTTCGCTTAAACCGTCGGGATTCGCCCTTACGGTCGCTTTGCTTAAACCGTCGGGGTTCACCCTTACGGTCGCTTCGCTTAAACTGTCGGGGTTCACCCTTACGGTCGCTTCGCTTACGGTCGCTTTGCTTAAACCGTCGGGATTCGCCCTTACGGTCGCTTTGCTTACGGTCGCTTCGCTTAAACCGTCGGGGTTCACCCTTACGGTCGCTTCGCTTACATATTTCTTAAAAATACCCTGCTTCAACTGCTGACTGGGAACCAGATTGTTCACGGTTCGCGCAATCATTTTATACAATTTGAAATCGGGGTATCTCTCTTGTCCGCTCGGTTTGTAAAGAACACTTTTTCCGTGGTCATCGTTACACCATGAATCCACCAACTTCTGCAAGGGAGTTTTAACCTCATCATCTCTGCAAACATAGTCATAGAGAGAACACCCCAGACGGCACAAATCGAAACTGGGATTCGGGTCAATACGCGGTTTATTCTCGTTGAAATAAGGTTCGCAATTATACTGGGTCGCCGCATCACCACTTGGCGCAAAACTGTCGCTGCAAAATATTTTGCCACCAAAACGATAAATTGCTCTTCCAAAATCAATTAACTTGAAAATGCGACCATTGGTAGGGACTTTATAACAAACCCCGTCAATCTTATAATAGAGAAATTCCTCCTCGGTCTCTACATACATGATATTATTGGTGTGCAAATCATTGTGGGTAAAATCAAACACTTTTTGGTAAGTGGCTAAAAGCAAAACAACTTGCAAAAGTGCTTCTATAAAAGTATCGTCTTTCAGTTTTCTCTGCATGATTAACTCATCCAAAGTGCCTTTGCACTTTTCCTGGAAAATGAGCTGGACTGGGAACTCTTTCAAATAACTGAACATGGTTTCTTCTTCTTCTTCAAAAATTGATTCATCAGAACTAGGTGTGGATTCAGACTCGGTTTCCCAGTCGTCTTCATCTTCTTCTTCTTCAGTTGTTGCAGATTCAGAGTCGCTGCTGCTGCTGTCGCTATCACTATCACTATCATTTATCTCTGGTTTAGACTCGGAAACGTATTCGACAGCAATGGATAAGGATTCATCGACTATGGTGGATAAATCTTCAACAGCAGATGCATCAAGGAATGCATTTATCTCTTCTACCTCCAAATCAATTTCCAAATCTTTGATACTCAGCTTCTTCTTATTGGTTCGGGAACCTTCTCCGGAATATTCGCGCAAAATAATGGAAGCGTCTTCATCTAAAGTGAAATGTTTATTGATATTATTCATAAAAAAAGTGTTGTTTGTTAAAAAATCCACGTCATCCACAATGTTATATTTGAAATTTTGCTGCACTGCAAGAGCTGACCCGTAATATTCAACACCATGTATCCAGCCATGTGTATCTTTCATCATGGATGTTAGGTAAGAGAAAAAACCGTCAACATAAGATGAATTGTTCACATCCAGCACTTTGGGTAAACACGTTTCCACAGTTGACCCAAGTTTAGGAAGTGTTTTGAAAACGGATTTTTCTAAATCATATTTGCCACGCAAATAATTGAGGGGGTCCAAAAGTGGAGAGAATTTGACAAAGATGTCTTTTTCTACCAGTTTGTCTTCATTGTCGGTGACAGTTTTCAAATCATGAATATGGTATTTGTGGTTTAGTGCAATCCGGTTGTAATTGGTTTCATCCATTTCGAAAAAACGGTTATACATTGGGTTATAATTTTGGATTTCGCCAATATCCAACATTTCTAAATTATTTTTTTTGGCTTTTTTGTAAAAAATACTAAATTTGGACTCCATTTATATTTTACGCTAAAAGATAAATTTAGGTGTATTGAACTAATCGTTTCAAATCAATATTTATTGAGTCAATCGTTTCAAACCATCATTTTTTATCTTTATTTTACATATATTATTTATTTTTTAAAATGACACTTGAATTAAGAAAATTTGATATGCGTGCAATCACATTTGACCCGAAAGAAAATAAGGGCCCAGTTATCGTGTTGATTGGACGTCGTGACACCGGCAAAACCTTTTTGGTCAAAGATTTACTGTATCATCACCAGGATATTCCTATTGGCACCGTCATTTCCGGCACAGAAGCTGGTAACGGGTTTTACGGAAAACTGGTTCCTAAACTTTTTATCCACGAAGAATACAACACCATTTTGATAGAGAACGTTTTGAGACGACAAAAAGCAGTGATGAAACAGTGCCAGACCGAGATGGAAACATACAAAAAGTGTTCGATTGACCCGCGCACCTTTGTTATTATGGATGATTGTCTCTACGACAACACGTGGACCAAAGATAAGTTGATGAGGTCCTTGTTCATGAACGGAAGACACTGGAAAGTGATGTTGATCATCACGATGCAATACCCATTGGGTATCCCGCCCAATCTCCGCACCAATATTGATTACGTTTTTATTTTGCGAGAGAATTATTTATCCAATCGTAAGAAGATTTGGGAGAACTATGCGTCTATGTTTCCTACACTGGAGTCATTCTGCACTATTATGGACCAAACAACCGAGAATTATGAGTGCATGGTCATATCAAACAATGCCAAATCCAACAAAATTAACGACCAAGTGTTCTGGTATAAGGCAGCGGACCGCCCCGATTTCAAATTGGGGTCAAAAGAGTTCTGGGAACTCTCGAAGAATTTGGCTGACGATGATGGAGACGAATATGACCCGAATGCAAAGAGAAAAGCAAAGGGGAATAATATTATGGTGAAAAAGACCACAGGGAAATGGTAAGTAGGGAAACCTACGGACTCGCTTCGCTTACCCCCTACGACCCCTTCCCTTCTTTAAATATCGCTTATCCAAATTGATAAGCGATATTTTAATAAAGGTTTCCCTTAATTTGAGAAACATCAAAAGAATCTATTTACCCATATTGTAAAATTGATATAAAAACTTACTAGATAACAATAACTAATTATGAAAAATGTCTCGTTATTTATGTATAATTATTATTGGTTTGGTATTGGTAGGTAGATGTATCTTTGCAAGAGGAAAATGCGAAGATGATTACTTGGATGATAATCCGAATGACCGTAATATTATATTAACACCCAATCAGTTGCGTGGTATGATTGTTGAAAGCATTGTTGAAATGCATTATTCAAGTATTTATGATTTCGTTATTAATGCTGCAATAAAAGGAAAAACTGCTGTATACTTTACTATTATGTGTAAAAAAAACGAAGGCACCTGCGAAAATTATGACGGTTTTCAAGTATGGAGTCGGCGTATATATGGGGACTCAAAACCAAATATTAACCAAGAATTAGTAAAAACCCGTCTTATAGAAAAATTACAAACTTCGTTTCCAGGAAGCAATATTACAAAAGGTTATAAAAACTGTTGCGACCAATACAGAATAAATTGGTGATATGGCTTACTTTTAACTATAGGTTAAGAAAAGCGGAAACCTATGGTTTCCTTTATAAAAACCCGGTCTTACCATAATCCACTTTTTTCCCCGACGATAGTAACGGCCGTTGCGGATATCCATTGTCTTTTAAAAATGCCCCCATTTTTGTAACTAAATCACCCATTAAAGCAGTTTCCTTAATCATTGTCAAGAATGCATACGTCATTGCACCCGATGCCATTGTCTTTCCATTGACTGGTGCAACAGTATCAGCGCTCAATTGTTGGTCAGTGCAACCACTTATCATGTATACATCACCAACCGTTTCCGATTCATTAGTATTGTCTGGGTATCCATAAGTATAACGCAAGTCCAGCATAGTTCCGCTAAAACAACTGTCAAAAAGCGCCACCAATTTTGCTCCAGGTTTTAATGTGTTGCGTATCAATTTGTTTAGTTCGTCGTCTAAGATGCAGGTATTCATTGAAACTGCATCTATTGGCACAATGAGTTCGTCTTGGCCATCTGTCTCATCCTTGTTAAAATCCGTCGTGCATGTTCCATGACCACTAAACATAAAAAACGCGGTGTCTCCAGATTCAGTATTTGAGAGAAGTGTTTGCAAACCTTTCAAAATGTTTTGTTTGGTGGCGGTTTCGTCATTTAATAACGCGACATTGGTAAAATTATATTTATTTTTGAGGAGGTCTTCCACGTTTTTTGTGTCATTGATGCATCCATACAATTCGTTCACAGTTCCAGTATAATTGATTCCGACTAAAAAGGCCGTTCGTTTTTTTGGCATTTCTTTTTTATACTTGTCAGTCAATTTTTTCAAATTTGCATTGGATGCATTGATTGCTGCATTGATTAAATTTTTTTTCATTATATTGCTGATTCGCATCAAATTGATTTTGCGAATCGTAGCATTCAATTGAGCTTGAAGGAGAGAAACATTTGCATTGTATATTTCGGTCACCGTTGGCATTATAAATATGTATTATAAAAAAAACAGATAAATAGATAAACCAATATATTTTATACAATGGAATTGGCACAAGAATATGCAAACAAATACCCCGAAATGGTGGTATATCTGGAGGATTTGAAGAGCATCATAACCCAGGAAATTGGTTCGGATGTTTTCGAAGGAAACTGTTTTTACCACCACAATTCTCTCAGAGAATTTTCCGAACTTTACACAAAACAGCTGAACCTTTTTTGGTGTGGGAAACCGGCAACCCGCATTTGCGAAATCGGTTTTAATGCTGGCCACTCATCCATGTTATTGTTGTTGGGGAGAAATCGGGACCCACTTAATTTCACCATTTTCGACATTGGACACCACCGTTATACGGCGCCATGTCTCAATTACATTCGACAAGCATTTTTGCATGTGCAGTTTGAATACGTGGAAGGTGATTCCACAATAACAATGCCTGAATGGATAAATGCTAGACCAGATATGAAAGAAGCATACGATTTGGTTCATGTAGATGGTGGTCATTCAGAATACTGTGCGTCCAATGATATGAAGAACGCGGACATATTGTTGAAGATTGGCGGAACCATGATAATTGATGACACGGACGCGCCGCAGATAAATAACCAAGTTAATATATATGTTGCATCAGGTAGATATGTTGAGATTAACGTGTTAAAAACGTTTGGATACCCGCATAGAATTATACAGAAGATTGAATAAATATTTTTTTATATGTATAAAAAAAATATATACCGGTGAACATTTACGCATCCAATAAAAAAGACAGCTCACTAATATGTTGCGTCTTTTTTATTTTTCTCGTGCTAAAAATACTATAATCATTGAACATGTAAATATTCTCCACATTGTTTAAAATGTCAGTGTTATGCAATGGAATCGATGGTCCAGTATGTATCGCAATAATGTTTTTGACATGCGTTCCTATAGCCGCAACATCTTTTACTGATAAGTGCTGAGCCGACAATATATCTTCATTCACGGTTTCAGATGTTACAATTTTGTATTTTTTGCTGAGATTTATTATAAACTGGTTCCATTCATTTCTGTCATAATTTATTTGTCCACTTAAGGGCGTAGAATTTATTATAAGAATGTCTACATTTTTATATTTATCATCCAAATTGTCGTATCTTTTCAACAAATCATCATCCTTGTATTCAAATTTGTCTACCTCAATTGGAATATTGTGATTTTGTAAAAAAACATTGAACATTAAACATAAAATATCTTCAATTGTAAAACCGGGTTTACAAATTTCATATACTGTTCTTTGCCATAAAACATATCCAATGTTTTCCCAAGGCAAAATGATTATGTTTTTTGAACAATTCATTTCCGATAAATTTTGGTGATATTGTTCATGACATCGATAATGTATTATTATGTTGTTTGATTCAATATATTCTTTTATTTGGTAAAAAAAAATAAAATTTATAATATTGTCACCCAAATGATTAAATGATTGGACGTTTATTATTGTTGTCATTTTATAGATTATATTTTAATTATACTTTATATAATTTTACATGTTTATAAATAAAATTAAACCCGATAATAAATCAGCATATAATACCCTTTTGCGAAGTTCCACGTCAGAAGTTTACCCCCGTCTTCCGACCCCTTGAACTGCCATTTAAAATCGGTGTTTATCTTATCTTTCCAATCCATGTAGGTGAGTCGGTGGAAACTCATCCCGTCATATGCCATTTCCTTCTTCTCGCACGTTAACAATGAAGAGAAATGATTTTTTTTCGTGTCTCGAATAATGCAACTATCCAACGAATATTTTGCACCATTTAATTCAAAACTGGTTTTTTTATTTGCAGTCAATGCATCATCATTGAAAAATTCCAAAATAATTACATCGAGCAGCTTACCAATCAGTTTACTCTTAATTTGGAACTCCCAATTCACGCCACAATCCTGCAAAAATAGGACAGGCAAGCTGCGATTTCCCAAATAATCGATTAAGCTCAAATAATATCGAACAGGGTTTCCGGCTTCGTCCACGTCGCGAATGTAGTAGTATTTGTCTTTGTATTCTTCCGGAATTGAGTCGTAGATTTGCTGAATAATTGCATTTGTGTTCAAAATATATGCGTATTTGTTTCCAGTGAGACATGCATCAATTGCGTAATTGAAAAGGGCGAATCCGTCTTTCAAAACTGGTGAATGTTTCCCCTCAATCATCATTTGTCTCAAAAAATGGAAGAATTTGCGTCCTTTGTCCGAAATAAACAATGACACAAACATTGTGTTGAACCAGCAATTTGCCAGTTCCTGGATAGGTGGAACAATTTTGTTGGGGTCCACGTGTTTATTTGCCTTCAGATTTTTCAGCATGTATTTTTTGGCGACGGGGTCATCATATGGATAACACGTTTTTTTGCCGGACTTATCTGGGACACCAATTTTCAGCGGGGCTTTCAGTAAGAAGGCACGTTCATTGTTGCAATTAAACACGGGGTTTCTCTGAACTGATTTCAAAGAAACCAATTCCTTATTAATGGATGGACTATACGAACTTGCATTTTCATCAATTTCTTCATCAATTTCTTTGCTAATTTTAACAATTTTTTGGGGTGTCCGATGAGAGAGAAGGAGGACATCCGGGCGTTTCTTTGTTTTGTTTTGTTTGGGCAATTTATTTCGGTTTGTTTTTTTTTCTAAACCAGGGTTCATTTTATTATATGGGTAGATAATAATCAATTCTTGTATCCTAATAATTGTCGTGCTTCTTCTTCTGTTTGATAATCCTTGTGCCATCCATGGTAAAAACACGTGTCTTCAGCACTTTCATTTTCAATAGCAAATGCTGGTCTTTCCGCCTTTTTAGGAACTGATTTATTTAATAAGTGACATGCAAATGTGAAAAAAAGGTCTTCGTTATACATCATCTGTTTTGGATAATATTTATCTATGATGTCCCAAGAAATATTCTGTAAACAATCCAGCATTTCAGATTTTTTCCGGAGAGAACATCCGCCATTGATTGCAAATCCATATAATTCTTTATCTTCAGACTGCCAAATGCAATTTGCACCGCAAAATGCATAATTCAAATAAATGGTTTCGTCAAACATTTTATACATGTAACAATCTTTTTGGAAAATTAAAATATGTTCTCCAGGGATGAATTCCCAGAATTCTTTTGACATCAGTATTCCATTGTATGTGTCTATACTTATATTTGGTTCACCATCTTTGTAATAGATGCGTTTTTCACTTATTGCAATAACCATACACTGTGAAAACTCAACCGCATATTTTTCGTGTGTAATAATGACCAGATTCCACCCACAGGGATTCAAATGCTGCATAAAATTCTTGATTACACCGACCATCAATTTGTCGTAGCGAGGGTCCATTATGACAGCAACCTTTTCGGAATTTGGGTGCCATACTAGGTTAAGTGGTTTTTCAGCAATGGACGAGAGAGAAGTTTCATAAAGGTCTTTCATGAAGTATTTTATAAAAAATACTTTATGTTTATTTTGAAAAAATATAAAAAAAGGCAACTAGTGCCAGTTTTTTATTTATATTTTTCTTATTTTTTTATTTTTTTATTTTTTTATTTTTTTTTATATTTTTCTTTTTTCTTATTTTTTTCTAATTTTTTCTAATTTTTTCTAATTTTTTCTAATTTTTTCTAATTTTTTCTATTTTTTTCTAATTTTTTTATTTTTTTCTAAAACATTGATACAATTTTTTTCCAAATATATGAACAAATGCTAATCAAAATGAATAACATAAACGCCACTTTTCCAATCTCGAAAATTGTTTCTGAAGTAAAATTGACGATAAAGTTAGCAGGAGATTTGAGTAAACCATTAATTCCATAAACAAATACATCCGTAAAGTCTGTGACACGCTGTTTGATTTTGTTTTTATATTGAGACCATTCAATATTGCTGTAATTATATTGCTTGTCGTCTTGCATGATTTTTTGTTCTCTCACATAATTATGCGCGTCCTCAATTCGCTGTTTATTGCGGAATTCTTGAATGATTTGGGTTGCTTCTAATTCTGCTTTTTTATTAATATCCAACCGTTTTAATTCTTTTTCTAAAAGCTCGGCTTCATATTTGGCACGAAGCGCTTCTTTCTTAGAAAGTTCTTCCTTAAACTCAAATGGCGAGTCGTGTGCACCAATGTTTGCTTGTTCTAAAATATCTGTCCAAAAGTGGTTCAAATTTGTAAAATAATTATCAAGTGTTAATGACCGCTTGCTAACTAATTCCAAATAATTTGGCAATTGTCGTTCAAATTTTTGCAAAATTGGCAAAATGTATTTTGCTTTCTCTACAAGACTTTTGGTTTTATCTTTGTCAATATCCAAATCAATATCAAAACGAATCCCAGAACTCATTTTTTCTTTCTTCTCTTTGCGGTTCAAATTGCGAATATGACTATTATCAATAATGTTTTGAACAATGATTATGTAATATTTAATTTTATTTGGGTCATATGTAAATGAAATTGAATTGTTTTCTGAGTCGTAAAATAACGTATATGGGTCTTCAAACGTATTGTCACACAAGCTATTTAAGAAAGATTCGCGGCTATTTACGGCTTTGCGATACTCGTGATATGCATATAAATCCATTGTAATTTCGTCTTTTAATTCTGCAACCTCAGTTGATGATGAAAAGTAGCTGAAAAATCCCTCTTTTTTTTCTTCTGTTTTCTCGGAATAAAATACAATATCGGTTGTCAAGTAAGATAGCGGCAAAACACTTGTTGTTTTTTCAATCATTCTATTACACATTTGGAGAAGGGTGTTTGTGGCGTTAATGATAAGTTGATTTAACGAATCCACTTTTTCTTTTTGGGACAAAGTGTCATCCACAAAATATGAAATCCATTCTTTGATTTTTGTGTCTTTAGTATTGTATTTATCCATATTGAATAGAATTGCGTTGTCCGGGATGATTGTGATTTGTTGGTTTAATGCAAAATCGCTAACGACGATTTTGTTATTTGATTCTATAACCTGGGTGAAGGCAAAGGCAGATGCGAAGGCAAAGGCAGATGCGAAGGCAAAGGCAGATGCGAAGGCAAAGGCAAAGTATATTACCGCAAAATAAAGATTCATTTTTTTTAATTATGAAATTGGATTTTTAATAAAAATATAAAAAAAACAAAAAAAGATTTCAATTTTATACATAAACTTGTTGAATTCGCATAAAATTGAAATAAAAAAATACACAAATTAAAATAATTATATAAAAAATATAAAAATGCAATTTGAATTATCTCCATTCAATTTATTTAAAACCGATAAGCGCGAGTTTTTGCAAAAAAAATGTGCACTTTGTATTTCAGCCCTTTATTATCCAGAAGCCGGCAATAAAATGCCAAGTTGTCGCAAATTGGAGTGCGGACATGCATTCCACTTTGATTGTTTGCACCAAATGATTGTGAGCGGACACCATAAATGTCCGGAATGCAGAGAACCAGTTACCAAAATTATTAATATGGATAAATCATTGGAAGTTACTATTCGCAATGATGCATTTGATAATGGCGACGTTGATGAAACCCTGACAAAACAATTCAGTAATCAACCATTGGTTGTTGATGATTATCCATATCACAAAGCAGTCTTTGAAAGATGGCGAGATTGTTGCAAAAAAATCTAAGAGAAAAAATAAAAAAATTTCATTCATTCAAACTTTTTTATTTAGACAATAACAAGGGGTTTATTTCCGCCAAATACATATTAAAAAATCCACTTACCTTGATAATTTGGTATCCAAGAATTTCTCTCAGATAATCAAACAATGCAGTGTTTGTCTGGCTGTTCGACTCGAATAAAATCTTAGGATATCCGCAACGAACAATGGTTTCCATCCCGCCTTGCAAAACTTGGAGTTCATTCTCTTCAACGTCCATTTTGATAAAAGAAATGGAACCTTGAATATTAAGAGAATCTAAAGTCCGTATCTCTATTGTCTCGCTGTTCAAAATCTTGTCCGCGGACGGAGCGTGCACGGTGGACCCACCACCATCATTGCTGACAATATGCAAAGTTTTTGCACCAGTTTGTGCCAGGTTTCCTAACCCTAATTTCAAACAATCAATATTGGTTGCACCACTTAGTGCAACACCTCCGCACAAAGCATAGTAAGTCATTTTTTGCGGTTCAAATGCAACCACTTTTCCAGAATAAGGTGCCAAAGTAATAGCATAACTGCCGGTGTGGGCACCAATATCCAAAAATATTTCGTCTTTTTTGCAGAATTGTTTGCACCACTCAATAAGATTGTTTTCAAAGAGTCCTCGTTCGGCATAATAAGTATGGTTTACTGAAGGCATCAAGTAGGTGAGTGGTTTATTAACAAAAAAAATCTGGTTATTCTGGTTATTATCGGTGGCGTCTCTCTCGTCCTTGGTCAAAATAATGTATTTGGTTGACATGATTATAATAATTGTATGTTGTTTTTATCTCTTTTTAGATAAAATATTTTTTCTTGTGTAAATATATAAAATGGCAAAAACCAAGAAAAATGTGCAAAAGAAGCGACGACAATTGCGAAAAAAAACAAGGGACGGACGGGGGAAAAGTGCATATATATCTCAGGCAACTCGTGCGCGACGAGCGGAAAGGGATAGTTACCGCCCAACAAATTATGATGTAATGCTTGGCGATGATAATTCTGTATTTAGTCATTTGTTTGTGGATAATCCAAAACGTGAAGGTAATTTTCAGTATGTTTTGATTAACGCAATTAGAAACTACCGAAATTTACCAGAACGTGATGATTATCCAACCAGAGTCCTAGATGCGTGGCATTATGAGTTAAGAACTAAGCCAGATACAACACAATATATTTTTGTTCCGCGAAGAACGGTTCAAACAAATGATTTTCAAACTGGATATATAACCTTCACATTTGTCAAAAGCCCTTTTGAACCAGAGTAAAGTGGTGGATACCAGCAGATGAACCCCCTAGTTGAACTTAACCACAATCTTCACCGACTCCTTCTTAATGGTTTTGCACGCGGATACTGACAACTCTTCTCTCTTTTTCCTGGTTTTATTATCAGTCTCAGATTCTTCCCCGTTCTTCTTCGAAATGCTGTTTCTGGAATTCATATCTGCCTCTATCTCATCGTAATTTTTCTCTATGTATTCCAGCACTTGGTTCTCAATCGCCCATTTGAAAAAATTCAGCTGACCAATGGTCGTCTGCAAACATGTGTCATTTGTATACGGCACCATTATTCGCTCTCTCCTAGAGAATGGGTCGAATCTCACCTTGCTATAAGCTTTTAGTTCAAGCTTATAATGATGGAACACCTTGAATCTTTCCATGTTTTCCTCCCCGTTAATTACGGTGCTGCACCGATTTTTAGCAGGAATAGAGTAAACTGTGAAATTCTTTTTCGCAAAATTAGTGACAAACCAATCAATAATCCGGAGAGAAACTTTGGATTCGCCATTGATGATTTGCATTAATCTCTCCATATTGTCATTTTTTTTGTAAAATTCGAGCAAATTAGTTAGCAACAATTCATTTTGAGTTTGGCTACACCGTGATGTCATTGATGGTTAATGGGGGATTGTTTTTATGTTGTTTTTTTTCATTTAGAAAATAATTTATAAGACCCTTCCTTATTCAAAAAGATGTTACAGAGGACCAAGCAAAAGTGGCGGCACAAAATTATTCAACCCAACATAATTGTCTTCCATTGAAGCCACCTGTTACATATAACAGTATTAGCAATCATTGGAGTTTTTCAGTTACTGGTCAAAGAAAAACACCAGCTGCTGCATCCTCAAAAAAAAATAATACAATGGGGTTTCTCTCATTGTATTATAAATAATGGTTCAAATAAACATAGTTTTCATTGCATTTGCAATTGCATTTGCAATAATTATCCATCACGCATATAAGCATCGTCCAAGTGGAGAAGACCCTCTTTATGGTCTGGACCAATACTTTCAGTTATCGGATGTCGGCAATTTTAGAACTTTCAATCACGAGATGTTTGTGATTTTGTTTATTTTGATTGCATTATTTAACGCCTTCTAGACTTTTGTTGTCTCTTTGACTTGCGTTGTTGACGTCTCTTCTTTGATTGGCGTCTTTTCTTGGACCCACCCTTGTAGCTTGAGAATTCCATTTTACCTGGAGCAATTTCCTTTCCCTCGAACCCGTAGCCTTGTCCTCCGTTCTGCTGCTGCTGCTGCTGCTGCGCTCCTTTCCGCTGCGCTCCTCCCATAATTTTTGCTTGGTAATCTGCAGCATTTCCTCCAATACCCGATGGTAAATTAGCTGGTAAAACATTGTTAGGTGCATCAATCTTAGAACTCATGTTATATATTATATGCCGATATAAAATATAAAAGTTAGATACAAACAATTGTATTAATGGATTCTTTCTGTGTAGTATTTGTTTGTAACTTCCGCTACTTAGATAAATTTTTCGAGACGTGCAAATCTCTTATTTATGTCGGTGAATACGATGGACCCATTGTATTAATTGTTGGAAACGATATTAATGTGAATGCCCTGAATTCGCATACATTTATTAAAACGCATAAACAGATATTGATTAAACACTTTGAAGATATTGTTTTTTCTAAAGAAGTAATTTCTAAAATAGACAAGACAAACACCCAATGTGGAAAATTTGGATACAAATTGTTCCAGTATCACAAATACCATTTATTTACGCCGTTTTTCAAACAATGGCGCTACATATTCTACATTGATTGTGGGGCAAAAATTTACAACAATATTGCGCCCATTTTGCAAACTGCGACGCCAGATACATTGCTGGCGCATTCAGACGCGTATCCCACTTATCAATGGAAATTGAGATGTCAATTTTTAGAAAAACTTGATTTGGATTTGGATTTGGATTTAGATACTGACTATTTTCAATCCACCATTATGCTGTTTGACACAAACATTATTGAGGACAACACATTTCAACAATTATACAAACTCACTGAAAAGTATCCGGTTTCAACCACGAATGACCAAGGTATTTTGAACTTGTATTTTAAAAAAAAATGGAAACAAATTCCGATAGGAGACGAAACCACCTATTATTATGATTTTAATATAAGAAATTCAGACAAACCATACATCATGACGAAATATTATGTGTTCAACGACTAAATGTTTTTTTTCGAATGGTTTTTTCTTTTTTTCTTTTTTTTTTGAATGGTTTTTCTTTTTTTTCCTTCTGCATGGTTTTCTTTTAACACATCAATCAACATTGTTGTGCTCGATTGTTTTAAAATACGTGTAACATCTTCATTTGCAACATCAAAACAGGTAAGTCCGTCATTGTTTTTGACATAAATGTTTGCTCCTCTTGATAATAAAAAATTAATGATTTCTATTTTGCTTTTTTCACATGCACTAAATAAAGAAGTTTTGCCATTTTTATTTTTACTATTAATATCTGAGCCAGCAACAATTAGAGCATCTGCAATTTCTATGTGACTATTTTCCAATGCAGTGTGGAGAGGAGTCTTTCCAAAAAGGTTTTCTTTTATATTTAAATCTGCACCATTTTTCAACAAAATATCTACTGCATCTTGAGAATTGATACTAGATGCTGCATGAAGAGGTGTGCTTCCAAAATCATTGGCAAGATTAATAGCAGCATTATTTGTCAACAGAAGTGATACAATTTCGGAGCAATCATATTTTGATGAAATATAAAGAGGTGTTTCACCAGCAACACTTTTTGCATTAACAACAATACCTGGTTGTTTTAACAGAAATTCGACAACATCAGTATTGCAATTCTTTGATGCTATATAAAGAGGTGTTGCCTTCCATCTTTGACCCTCATGTATTTTGCATAATTTATTTATATTTATGCTAGGGTTTTCAGTTAATATGCGGACAACTTCATTAATTTCACCTTCAGCTGCAGCGTTAAATAATTGTTGTTCCATTACAATATATTATTACTATATAAATAATTTTGAGTCTAGTGCCACATGCACATTGTTAATTCTGCACACATACTTGCAAGTGGTTTTCCATCAAATGACGAATGTTTGAATGTATTTACTTTTTTTATAAAATGTTGTTCATAAGACTCTTTGAAACTATTATTCTTCTCAAGCATCTGCGCCAATACTGCTTTATTTTCAATTATTTTACCGACTACATCTTGTAAAACTTGCCATTTTAAACTCTGGCATTCTTCGGACATCAACTGTTTGTCAAACTCTTGTATCAGTTCATCCACCCGCAATTGCGGTTTTATAAATTCTTCAACTATGTGTGTTTGTATATCTTGTTGTAAATTATCGTAAATTTCTTTGGCTGACATTTTATAAAATAGTGTAAATGTATTTATACTATTTTATAAATATTTATTTACTTTTCATAGAAACAATCCAATCGCTAATTTCTTTTAACCATTGGTTTCCAATACTGGATGGTCCTTCATATTCTGTCTCCGCATTTGAATCAATTCGCAAAACCGGATACTCATATCCTTCATGTTGTATCGAATGGTAAGACACATAATCAGATATATGATAAACACTAGATTTTTGTGTATGAATTAACCATTTGCTGTGGTAGTTCTTGCATTTTTGCAAATATTTAATGGGAATGCCATCTTCGCCAGTTCGGTTCCTTTTGTTAATGCGATTAGCGCAAGTCTCCGGGTCAGAATCCATATAAATGACCGCATCGACGCGATAATCTTGGATGAATTCCGAATACCATTTATTGTAGATGGAAAATTCCATAGGTTCCACGATTCCGTCGTCGTGCAACATATTCATGAAGATGTTTTTGTCGGCACACAAAGACCGCTCAATAATAATAATCTCAACTTCCGGATTTTCTTTGATAGCGTTTCTGAGAAGCGATAAGCGAGTTATATAAGCCATTACCTGAAATGTGAATGCATATCTTTTCTGGTTTTTATAAAATTTTTCTAAAATAGTGTGTCCGTTCTCGTCGTGAAATTGTTCCCATATATCGAGAGGTTCTTTTAGGAATAAAATCTTTTTGGTTCCATTTGTCTTCATATATGATTCCAAATGCTCGAGAACAGTGGATTTTCCGGCACCAATATTGCCTTCAATAGAAAC